TGACTGTCTCTTTGTGTTCTTTACTGATGGTTTGTCTGCAAGTCGGACAACTGTGGTTTTTTTCGAAGAACTGGATATCCGCTTGTACGCTTTCAATGGTGCTTTCGAGTTTAAAGAGAACGATCTGCTGCTTCTTAAGTTCCGCATTTATTTGATCTCCTGGTTCAAGTTCTATCTCCAATTCTTTCATACTTTTCTGGAGTGTTTTAATTTCTTTAGACAGAGCCTTAATGGTCTCTGTATTCTCTTCCAGAGTTTTTTTACGATCCGCCACACGATCTGATGTATTGCGTTGGTACGACTCTAACACCTCTTTGGTTGCAGACACTTTCTCATTTACCAATAACAGTTCTGATTCCACTGCTTGTAGGTTACCTTTGGCAGTACCAATCTTGGTCTTCAGTACACCGTTCATCTCAGAAAAAATACCAATGTCTAGAATGTTCTCAATAACAAGACGGCGATCTGCCGGTGTTAACTGCATGAACGGAATAAACGAAGACGACCCAAGCACAACCACCTGAGAAAACGTTTTATGGTTCATGCCCACGATTTGTTCTTCTAGAATATTTTGGTAGTCTTTACTCTTGGCGTCTTCGTTTAAGAGCTCATCGTCTTTATAGATTTTAAATACTTTGGGTGCTAGACCACGAACAACTTTATACTCTGTTTTTCCAATACTAAATTCCAGTTCAACAACACAATTTTTCTTGTTGATACTGTTTACCAATTGAGGAATGTTCATGTTACGGAACGGTTTTCCGAACAGTGCAAAGCTGATAGAATCTAGAAACGCAAACGATTTACCATTGCCGTTAGAACCACACACAAGAGTTGTGTTGTTTTTGTTCAAGTCAATTTCAGTAAACGTGTTACCAAAAGAACCAAAGTTTTTAAAACGAACAGTCTTGAATGTTATCACTCTAAACTCTCCATATAAATTTCACGAACAATATTTTTAAGCTCTTCTTTATTGTCTGCTTCCATACCGTCAATTTCACGATTGATCAGACTTAAAGTGTCTTCCGAAATATCCAGTTCGGTTTCTTCTTTGTTACGATCGCTAAGATCTTCGATAATACTGACATTTGCTGGTTCTGCAGCGTACAGACTATCGATAAACTGATCAAACTTAGTTTCACTTTTCTTTTCGTATACCAGCACCTTTACGTAGGTGCCTTTGTAACGAGATGGATCGAAGTCTTGGATAAGCGTTCCGTTTCGCCACTCGATGTTGTGAAACATCTTCATGGGATTAGGCACAAACTGAAGTTCACGAGTTTCTGTGTCTAGCACATGAAATCCCTTGACTTCATTAGTATCAATACTAGTCATCTGATATTGTGTACCCAGATAGTGTACATTACCTTTGGAACTCTTCTTGTGAAAATGGCCAGACAAAACTAAATCAAACTTTTCTAGGAATTTATCGTCCATGCCTTCACCAAACTTTACACCGGGCATAACCTCGTATCCACTTAATTCTAAATGGCCTATAAGTATGGTTGCTTTGGTGTCTTTAATCTTTTGCATAAATCGATCTTTATTTTCTTCGTTAATCCACGGAACCATTAAAATAGTTGCACCATTGAAGCAGATTTCTTCTACATCTTCGTACAAATGAAATGATGAATGACACTGAGATAATACTTCTTTTGGTGAATTCAATCGATTTGTATTCTTATAAAATACATCATGATTACCAAGAATACAATGGAGTTCTACACTATTAGCATCAAACCAATCAATAAATCGTTTCTTGGTGTGGTGAAGTGTATTAAAATTAACAAACTTTCTGCGATCGAATAAATCACCTAAATGAAGAACTTTAGTAATTCCGTGATCTTTAAGATACGGAAAAAACTGGTCTTCAAAAAACTTTAAGAAATGATTAAGAAACAGAGGAGAATCTCCCCTTGCTCCAAAATGGGTATCACCAATAATTGCAATTTTCATAAATGTTTACTTACGCTTTTTTCGCTTTTTGGGTTCATACTTTTCTATATCATTTTGTGATATTTGAAAATATTCACTTAATGCTTCACGTTGATTTGATTTATCAAAATAGTTTTCTTTAAACCATTTATGTAATGTACCATCATCCATCTCTTCTGTCAACTTGAATTTTATAAAAGCTTGTTTCTTTTCTTTTTCTATTCGTCGTAAAAACGCGTAATATATTATTTGTGTAAAATATGAAAACGGATTTTTTGATTTACGAGGATTAAAATTGTGTGCATACATTATACAATTTTCTATTCCATCATTTATCATTTCATCTTTATATACGTAATTCATAAAATTAGATTTTGTAGCTAATCGTTGTGCTATTTTAAGAAAGCACTCACCGATATAATTAGAAACAGGCGGTTTTTCGTCTCCACTGTCTTCTGCTTCTCTAATTTCTTTTTTCCATTTTACAATTTCAGCTAAAAATGCTTTATTGTCTACGTAATGGTCTTCGTTTAGTTCTTTTTCTATTGTTTCTAATATAGCAGGTTCGTCTTTAGTTTTTGGTATTCTTTTTTTGGAATCTTTGGTTTTTTTTCTTGACATGATGTAAATTTCTTGTTATAATATTTTGTCTGGAATAAAGAAAAACTAAGTTACTTATAGTCCTTAGAGGACGGATCAGCGTTCCAATCTGTCCAGTCGTTTCCAAAATTCTTTTTGTCTTTCTTATTTCCGGTGAACTTTTGAGGATTCATTCCCTCACCGTTCTCATTTGTAATATGATTGATCATCTCACCAAATTCTTTACGATTAATTAAACCATTTCGTAGAAGTTCAACAATAACTTCTGGAGAGAATATCAGGTTCATATACACCATTTTATCACCTTTTTGGGGTTTTGCAACATCTTTCAAATTAGATTCTTCTTCCATCATTTTCTCTGTTTCTTGCATCATTTCCTCTACATAACGCTTTAAATCGTTTAACGAATTTCGTTCGTTTTCGTCTGTTGGAGGAATAGGAGAATCTATTTTTTGATCTTCCAATGGTTGCACAATCTTTGGTTTAAATTTGTTAGGATTAGCATCTTCTTTTGCTTTTTCGTATTCGTATAAATTACTGACTTCTGGAGATGCTGTAAGAATTGCATTAATATTATCTTTAGATATAACAACTACTTTATCTAAAGACATAACTAACCAGTTCTTTAACATAAAATATTCTCTCACAGAGGCAGTAAAAAGATCTTGTGACATTGCTGTTTTAAATACCATAGGTCTGTGAATTTTAACATTTCCGTCTTTAGTTAATCTAACGGTGCCTATTAAATCTTCACCCGATTTCAGTTTCAGTATTTTGTACTTTTTCATGTTTCTCCTTTGGTAACTGTACAGCAATCAATTTGTAAGGAAAGCCTTCATTAGTATATATTTTTAATCGTTCGTGTAAATGATTCATACCGTGGTTGATTTGCTTTCCATATCGTAAATCATCAGCAATATCAATCAGTTTCATTTGAACTTTTGTTTCACTTTTTCTCAATCCTCTTCCTATGGATTGTAAAATTCGTATAACAGATTTAGATGGTGAAGCAAACACAATATTGTGTATGTTTCTTATATTTATACCCGTGGAGCAAGTTCCGTACGATGCGATCAAAGTTGAATCAGATCCTTTGTCCATAACTTTACGTATCTGCTCTCGTTCGTCTACTTCTGTTGCTCCATGAATAAAATATACTGGTTTTTGAGAACTATTCTTAATAAGTTCGTACAGTGGTTTTCCTTGAAGTTCAACAAAATTAAAAAGAACTAAAGTATTTCCTGTTAAACGATTACAAAGATTTTTTATAAATTCATTTCTTTTAATGTTACTAACAATCCACCTAATTTCGTCCACATAAACCATCTTTTTAGTTTGTTGAATATCTTCTGTGGTGTATTGTAATTGTAAACAATCGATACTGATGTTTGACAATAAGTCTTGATCGATTAGTTTTTTTGTGGTTGTAGTGTGATACGTAGGACCAAATAACCCTTCAATAACTAATTTATGGGTTTGAGATCCATCAAGTGTTCCTGTGGTTCCTACTCGATAGATTGTTTTCTTTGCTTTGCTCATTATTGAAGTTAAAGATTTTGCTTTAAATAAATGGCACTCGTCTCCAAATAACCCAATAAAATCATTAAAGTATTCAAATGGCTGATTGTATATGCTTTGCCACGTGGATATCACTACACGTTTATTTGTATTTTTGTCTTTACCGCCCATTATTGTGTGTATATTTCTATCTGCTCTCCACGAATCGTGTTTAGAATATTCTCTAAAATCAGCCAACATTTGGGCAACCAGACTAGTAGTTGGCACAATTATTAGTAATTTTCCAGTTGAATGTTTATCTAACATCCATCTGCACAGAAGATAGATCATTAAAGACTTACCAGAGCCCGTAGGAGACACTAGGAGAGCTCTGGATCGATTTAAAGCATGTTGTACTGCTTCTATCTGATAATCGTATGGTTGAACTTGTTTACCACCAGAAGTTATAGTTAAATTTTGTATAAATTCAGATACTTCTTGTGGTTTAGGAGGCTCATACGGAAGTAAAGCCTCCTCCCAAGTGTATCCACGATCTTTGGCAAATTTTACTACTTGTGATTCTAAACCAGCAAATATAGTTTGAGTGTACAGATTAAAAAGTCGAATTTTACCATCCCAAACTTTCTTTTTATATGCTGGCGTATATTGAAAATTTGGAACTGTAAACGTAAAATAGCTGTTTAACTCTTTTGCTAAAGAGCGATCACATTCAATTTTAAGCATTACTGCATCAGGTTGAGTGATCTTGATATCAGCCATCAAACTCCTTGAGTAAACTTAATCCAATCAATTATTGCACGTATTTGCCATTGTCTATTTTGGATTACTTTTACCACTCCTTCTAAATACTCTACTTTTTCTTTTTGAAAATAAACCTTTTCGTCTAGTTTAATCCAATCTGCATCTGCTTCAATTAAAGTATCAGATTCGTTTTTTAAAACGTTTAATTCAAACGGTTCCCAACCAAATTGTTCTAGTTCTTCTTTACTTAAACGACCAGTATAATACAACCATTTGTTTTTACGTAAAACTGCTTGTTCTCTTTCTAATTTTTTCAGTTTTAGCTTTTCGTCCATAAACATACTCAAGTATTTGTTATGGAGTTGTGCAGTTTTAGACGATTCGTGATCTAAAGCGGTTTCATCAATCTTTAAATCGTTTTTAATCATTTCTTTTAATTCATCAAAATTCATATATTACTACTATACGCTAGTATTAAGGATTTGCAAGTGTTTCTATTTCATAATTTGTGAACGCAAATGTAGCTGTAACAACAGCTTCTATCGAATCAGCAAGAATCGTACTAAACTTTATTCCACTCAAACTGTTTGGAAATATATTTTTAAAATTAACAGCAAATTTAGGTTTATACATGCTGTTTGTTATGGTTAATCTTGCATCTGAGAATCTGTCTCTATACTGTAATGAACTTGTATCGTTAGAATAGTTTCCAACACCTTTAATCCAATTAAATATTTCTAACCAGTTTTTCATTTGTTCGTCCACTTTGAATGTAACACTAAATGGTTCAAATGTAAACGCTCCACCGGGTATTTTTACTGGTAAGCCCAAAGAAGTACCCTGATCCACAACAGAATGTCCTAAACCTGGAATATTTACTTCTTGACAAAAGTAAACCATATTAGGAACTCGCTTAATAGTAAATTCAAAATAATTTAAATGTAATGGAGAATGTTTTGTTGGCTTATCCATAATAATATTTAGGTAAACGAAAAGGGCTCCCTTTTTACGGGGAGCCCTTAGCGTTAGTTTAATTAAGGTTTAGATCAGAGACCGAAACCAGTGTTACCGTGAAGATTCTTGACCTCAAAGAGACGGTAGTATTGGTTACCACCGAGATTGTTGAGGTTGGTGTCTTCAGCGAAGGGATTAGCAACCATGCCGTAGCGGGTCTTAAATCCGATCTTGGGTTGGAAGGTGCTTTGATCTACTGCACGTACCATTTGTAGCGGAACGTATGGGCAGTAGAAAAGACCAGCATCGTATGGGCTTGAGCCACGATAGCCAACGACGCAGAAGTTTACGTCAGTCTTGGCGTATGGATCAATGTAAACCTTGAACTTGCCGTTTAGAACACCAGCAAAAGTGTTGCCGGTGTCATCAACTTCTAGGTTTACGCCTAGTGCTGGGCTAATGTTGAGGAAGCCACCCATAGCGAGAGCTGAAGCTACGTCGCTGCTGCAGATAACAAAGTTACCCTTACCACGACGAGTTTCCTTGGCGATCACGTTAGCTTCACGCTCAATTTGGAACATGAGGCCACGGAAGCGTTCTGCACTCCAACGACCGTCAGAGTCTACGTTGAGGTCGTATATACCACTGGATTGTAGATCGCTTTGGCTTGCACCAGTTTTAGCAGTGCGATAGATGGTGTAGACTAGCTCGCGGTTAATTTCGTTGAGAATTTCGGTGCTAAGGATGTTAGCAAGTTCGCTCTCAGCGTCAAGACCGTGAACAGCCTTGAGATCTTGAGCTAGCTCGGTGGTGTACTCAGCCTTTAGAGCACGAGTACGAGCTTCTACAGCAAGACGCTCAATACTGAATGCCATCTCTTTGAAAGATAGATCCCCAGAAGCACCACCACCAAGATTTTCAGCCTTGTTGGTTAGCATACCACGGAAAGCACTAAGATCGTAAGCGCTGTGGCGAATACCACCTGAAGTGGTTAGTCTTGGATCAATGCCTTGATTAGCTGCAGTAGCTGCACCTTCTGAAGTGTTGCCTGAACCACCGAACTTGGCGAAGACTTCTTGGAACAGAGCTTCTTTGCCGGTTTGGCTGTCGTAACGGCTACGCATGGCGAAGATTAGACCTGTGGGGGCGGTCATGGGTTGAACGCCAGCTAGGTCGTAAGCCATTAGATTAGGCATAGCACGACGAACGAGGCTGATTAGAATGGGATCGTAACCAGCAAGAGCACTGTTGGCAGTGCCAGCAGCTTGGCTAACCGAGAAACCACCGCCATTCATTGCGTTGGCAGGAGCTTCAACAAGGTATTGCTCACGAAGAGCACGCTCTTCGTTCTCTAGTAGAACGGCAGTAACTTTCTTACGATAATCGTCTTTAATTGCAGGTAGTGACTCATGACCTAGTAGAGGATTCCATTTTTCTACTAGAGTGTCATATGGTGTGTTGTTTGAAAAATCCATTTGTATCTCCTTTGATATATTAGATTTTATTTCTTCGAGTGTCTAGACAGTGCGCTAACATAGACTGACATATTAGAATCCTCTACTAAAGGTTGAACTGCTCCGCCTGTTTGAATTTGTTCTTCGGCGGCGACAGGAGCCTTTAAGAAGTTTTCTTTCAGTATAGTTAATTTGTTTGCGAATTCTTCAGGATTGTTGAATTCGATGTTTTCGGCTAAAGCGGCAAATTTCTCTGCATCTACTTCAGTCATATCGCTTGCTACATCAACAAAAATCTCACGAGCTTCTAGCATGGCAAGAGTTTTGCTCATTTCTAGATTTTTCTCAATCTCTTCATTGAGTTTAGCTTCTAGTGTTTGATTCTCGTTGTATAGATTATCAAGAACGTCTACGCGGTCTTCTGGAACTTCAATGTAATGAGTTTCAAATAGTTCTTTGAGACCAGTCATAAAGCTCTCAGCAATTTCTGTACGAATACCAGCTTCAACAGCTAGTTGATTTTCTTTGACCCATTCTTCAACAACATATGAGAGGTATTCGTCAAGTTTGGTAGCAAGTTCTTGAGTGGTGGCTTCAACTTCACCCTTGATTACTTCTACTGCTTCTGCTTCAATTGCTTCTTGAATTTTTGCAACTTTCTCGTTTACTGCAGTTTCAAAAATAACTGCTGCTTTGCTCATAAACTCTTCACTGAGATTTTGGCCAGTGAAAAGAGTTTGAAGGTGTTCGTTCATGTTTTCCTTTTCGTCATTTTCTTCAGCGTCATCTTCGCCTTTATTTTTGGCGGGAGCAGCTTTAGCTTGCCCACGAGGATCTTCTACTGGACTTGAATTTGGTCGTAATGAACCAGCATTCTTGCTGTAGAAAGATTCGGTGCCAGTCTTGGCTTGACTGATATTTGTTTTAGCACCATTGGTTGCTTGGTTAAAAGTCTCGCTATCGATTAGCACGTTGTGTCCTTTTTGTGGGGTCATTTCTTGCATGTGAATTTCCTTGTATTCTTTATTATTTAGTAAAATTAATATTTCTATAAAACGTTATTATCTGCTACTAAATCCTCTTCTAAATCCTCCACCCATCGTACTTCTAGTTGTGTAGGGGGTGGGCGGTCTTGCCTTTAAATATTGACCTGACAACGGATCTGTGAGTCCTGTTTTGATTTTAGTGGCAAGATCAATTGCTCCGGTAGACACCTTACCTACTGTTTTTCTAAACAGTGCTCCGGGTATACCAGCTCCTAAATAAATTCCAGTTTTTACCAGTGGATTTAATTTAGCAAATCCTTGCTTTCCGCCCTTCCAAGATCCTTTAATTCTTTGGTATAATTTTTCTCTAGTTAATCCTGTTGCTTCAAGGGCTTTATTCATAGCGTCTGGATCAGGTTGTAACCAACTTAAACCTGATCTAGTTTGTTCTGCTTCTGAACGTGTGATTGTTGGATCAGAACCACGTGGTTGAAGACTAAAGAATCCTTCTTTTAGTTCTTTTTTATAGATGTCTCGTAATACAACTCTCATTTTAGTTTATTTAAGAAGTCTTCAAAAAGACTGATAGCTTGCTTTTCAAGATTTACTGCTGTTGCTCTTTTAATAACTTTTTGATATTCAGCAACAGTTTTTTCTTCTAGCATGCCATTGTTCCATACCCATTCTTTACCTTCCATAATTCCATTAACAAATGCTCCTGGAGCAGAAGGATCAGCGACAATGTCTACAGCAGCCAACATAAAATCTGGTTGAACTTCGTTGTAACCATTTTTTTGTTGTAAAGAACCCATGCCTCTACTAGACACTCCTAATCTTGCTCCTTCTTGAATTAAAGAACGAACAATATTACCCATAGGGGTTTCCATTATTTTAGCTTTGCCGATATAATCGTCACCGCTTAATTTAAGATCTAAAATTAGATGCGAGGCACGTGCAAGATCTACAGTGGGACCGTTTGGATGATTCAATTCACCAAATGCTCTTTTATTGTTTACGTATTCTTTGATGTATTTTCCTACTGATTCTTTTAGAGTTTCAACTGGATATACTCTACGATTTCTGTTAACTTTATTAGCACTCATGAAAATACCTTCAATAAAGAAAGACTTTCCTCCTTTATCGTCGGCTTCTGTAATATAATTAACTTCTTCTACAGTCTCAGTGATTAACTTCATGGATTATTTTCCTTTTTTGCTGCGTAAAGCTTTGAAATCATCACTAGTTAATTTGCCAAAAGGAGCAGCTACGTCTAGCTTCTTTTGATTTCCTTTTAATCCTTTGGCTTCATTCATTTGTCCTTTTTCGCCTTGTTTATTTGCCGCTCTAAATCCTATAATAGATTGACGATTCTTCATTGAAGAATCTTCTTCATCTTCTTCTTCTTCGCCTTCGTCTTCTTTCTCTTCTTCCTCTTCGCCTTCTTCATCTTCTTCTTCGCCTTCGTCTTCTTTCTCTTCGCCTTCTTCATCTTCCTTTTCTTTATCTTCGCCCATTTTTTCACAATCTTCACCTTGACAGTCACCGTCTTCACCTACATGTTGTGCGGCTTTATTCACTACAGCTGATCCTAGTGCAGCAGCGCCTCCACCAATTAAAGCGGGAAGTGCAGCACCTAATAATGGTAATATTGGAGCTAATTCGTTTAATTGTTGTGCTAATTTTTCATCTAAACTAGTTTCAATGGTTTTTTTTGCTTTAACAAATTCTTCGTGAACTATTAAGCCGATAATGTCTTGAGGATTAGTCATTTTTTTTACTTTCTATTCTTGCTAAATTTATTAGTCGATCAAACCCTGTTTTGGATTCAAATAAAACTTTTTTGAATCTTTCTTTTCCATTAGTATTTAGATTTTCATATAATTTAAGTAAATTATACTGATCTAAACTGTCAACCCTAACACTTGTTCCATCTTTAAGAATAAATGTACCTTTTGGTATTTCAATTTCTTCTATAATAGACGGAGTTTCTTCAATAATTTCAATTTCTGGAGCAGACTTAATTGTATTCCAAAGATTTTTTGAAACTCGTTTATATAAATCTTCCAATAAAACACTTGCACGATCTTTAATCGTTTCTGACACTATAGTTTTAAATTTCCTATGGTCATTTAAGAATAAATTTTTTACTGCTCGGTGTTCGTGGTTCATTGTGGGGGATCTTGTTCTGTGTCTTCTATGGGCTCTTGTTCTTCTTGTGGAATGTCTCCGCCCATAGCTTGCATTTGTTGCATCTGCTGTAGTTGTTGCATTTCTGCGTCTAATTCTGCTTCTTTATGTATTTCCGAATCAATTTGAAGAATATCTTCTTCGCTTTGTTTTAGTAGATTTTTACGGACATATTCTTTAGAGAAGAATTGTCCAATATATGGTGTAACAGCAGCGATAATGTCTAATCGCTCTCGTAGAATATCATTTTCTTTCATTTCTACGAAATACGAGTCTTGATTAAATCGGAAAGTAATATCTTGACAGATACGATTCCAATCTTCTTCTGTCATTATTCCTTTTAATAGGACTTGAGTTCTTAATATATCTAAAAACAGAGAACTAAACCGTTGACGCAATCTTACAATAAACTTATTAAAGCGTACTTCGTCACGAGTAATTTCTGCACTACGACCCATATTAAATCCGCTATCTGGCATCATTCTAGAAATAGGAACATTTAAAGAATTGTACACTTTTCGTAGCAAATATTCTACATCGGTCATTTCTCCCAGATTTTGACCACCGTCTAGTGTGGCGATTTCTGTTCCTCTTCCTCCTTCACGACGAGGCATCCAAAAATCTTCAAGCATACTTAAATGGGCTCGTTCATCTTTCATTTGCCCTGTAGCTGGATCGTAAATAACTTTATTACGATATCGATTCATTATTTCTCGCAGATATTGCTCTGCTTTTTGTTTAGGTAAATTACCTACGTCTACGTAAAAAATACGTCGTTCCGGAGCACGAGATATACGATAAATGACCACAGCATCTTCAATTTGTCGTAACATGTTTAGTGGACGTATAGCTTTTTGCAGATAACCAACTACGCGCTTACTGCTTTGATCTACTATTCCTGAATGAGAATAAGCTATAGTGTCTGGAGCAATCTTCCAACCAGATTGTGGTGTAGGAAATTGTGAATCTTTTTCGGTATCTGTATAAACATAAAAATCTTCTATATTTTTTACAGGATTAAAAGGCATAGTACCTGATAAAAATCCTTTTTCTTTTTCTATCTTTCTAACTTTTTTAATCTTTAAAGGATCTACCGGAATGAGTTCTAATATTCCTTTTTTGGGGTCGTTTTTATCTACTTTCTTATAATAAAATACTTTAGAATCAATGTACCATCGTCTAAAGATATCATGACATCTATTACTAAAATCTAACAGTTTTAATATTGTATTATATTCAGAGTATATTTTAGTTTTAATAGTTTCTGACAAATTAACACCATCAAGATTTAATTTAATGGGTTTTCTATCCGAATCTAAAACCATAGCTTCATTGACGATATCATCAATAGCAATGTCTACTTCTGGATATATTGCCATAGAACGATACTGTTGAATCAGAGCATTTTCATCTCTTACAGTTCCAGAGAAGTCCACATAAGTTCCAAATATTCCACCAGTCTCTAAAACGTATGAACCATCGTAAGAGTCCGGAGTGACAATTTGATCACTAATAGTTTCTTGTTTTTTCTTTGTTATATTGAATCCAAATAATTCCATAGGTATTTGTATTTATAATAGTGAAATATAAACAAAAAAACGGAGCCTAAAGCTCCGCTTTTTGTCTGTATTTTTATTTTTTTTATAGCGCCTTATAGTGAGAATACACTAATGTTACTTGGAAAGTAACTAATGTATCCATTTGGCCAATATCTAACTGAACAGGACCAACTTCTACAGGCCATGCATTTAGTAATTCAAATTTTCTAATAACGTTTGAACCGTTTAGATCGATTTGCTCAACCACCAGATTATTGCAAAAATTTTGCTTTGCGTCTGGATTAGAAACGTTCTCTTCATGAGAATTTATTGCGTTGTGCCAAGCATGAAAAGCCTCATAGAGACTTCCGCCCGCAACACCACCGGCGTTAGGATCGTCCAGAACTACAACGCTCCACGGCTCGTATGTTCTATCTCCAGGATAATTTACAACTCTACCACGCTATTAAACCG